TGGCATACATCACCTGCGCCGTCTGCTGCTCCCCGCCTATGCCACGTTCTGCCAGCGCTTTTATTTTCACCAGCTTTTCAATGATTTTCTGTCTATTTTCCATCAGTCTTCTTCCTCCGGTTCTCCTATCAGTGCCCGTGGCGGCTGGTTGCCGTCCATGAAGCCCGCAAAGAAAGCAGCCTTTTTCAACATTCTGTTTTCTTCGTCTGTTCTTTCCCGTTCTTCGCCCTTATGTTCTTGATAGCAACGGGCGTTTTCGTCCGGGAATAGGTTGTTTTTGAACTTAAAACCTGCCATGAACGCTTCCATTTCCCGTTTTAGTTCCTCTTTGTAGAAATTGAAATACAGTGTGATTTCTGCCGCTTCAACCTCTGTGCAATCGCAGCCACGCTTTTTTCTGCGGCTATAACTTCCGGTGTATCTGCGATAACTGGCGCTTCCTGTTACCATGTAGAAAATCTGCGTCAGCAGGTCTTCTTCTAAGTCGTTCTTGTAGCTGAACCAGTGCAGCGTCACTTCGTCCAGCGTTATTTCTTCGTCCTCAATTTCGTATCTGGCTTTTAATTCCTCATACATACGCATTGCGGTTTCTTTCTCTCCACCTACGCCACGTTCTGCAAGGGCTTTTATCTTTGCCAGTTTTTCTTTGATTTTGTCATGTTGTATCTGGTCCATGTTCTCACCTCATATACTGCCACGACTGCGGCGCTCTTTTAATTCCCAGTTCTTCCAGCGTCACTGCCCGTGGGTACTCTTTCACGTCTGCGACTTCCCAGCCGTAAACCTTGTTGCGGCTCCCTGCTGCATAATTGTGAATATCATGTGCAGGAACCTTGCTTTTCTTCTCTGCTTCTTCAAAGTTCTTGATTTCCAAAACCTCTGGGCAAATAAATTCACCCATCACCCCGGCACCGCCTGTCACGTATACCAGCACCCGGAACGGTGCTTTGCATTGCGGTTTTGTCTTCCGCAGTTCCAGAACCTTTTCACCTGCTGCCATTTTCTGCCACCATTTCTGGTGCAGTGATAATATGACCACTTGCATTTCTTCCAGTTCCGGTGGTTCCCATTGCTGCTTCATGCTCTTTTCCTCCTAAATCTTCAATACCTGCCCCGGATATATCAAATCTGGGTTCTTAATGCCGTTTCTGTGTGCCAGTGCGTAGCAGGCGGCACCGTTTCCGTAGAACCTCTGCGCAATTCTCCAAAGACTGTCACCCTTTTGCACTGTATATTCTTTCTGGTCTGTTAAGTTTTTCCCTACAACCTCCGGTGGTTCCTCTGGCTTGTAGTAGAACGCTTCTGCGACTGACCCGCAATACTGGCACCGTTCGCCCAGTTTTACTTCTGCCCCGCAAAATTTACACTTCATGTTCTGACCCTCACTGTTCAAATTCGCTTTTCAGTTCAATTCTGATATACAGAATGTGTTGCAGGTCTTCCACCCGGTATTTGCTGAACTGCTCAACTGGTATCTGTTCCGGCAGTCTGTCTGTCTTTTCCCAGTCCCATATCTGTTCTGTTGCTCTGTATGTTTCCATGCCCAGCCCCATTTTCTTTATGCGTCGCTGTGGGTTCACTGTTCCATGCACTGCGTTTGCTGCATATCCACGGTAAACAACCTGTCTGGCTGCGTTGTATATCACCAGTCTGTCACTGGGCGTCAGCTTGTC